GAAATCCGAGTACCGAAAGCGGGGATTAGAAATATAAATAAATATTAGGAGATTACTATGACTAATCAAACACCCCCTATCTGGACTGGCTCTCATTCAACTTACCAGAAAAGGGTTATTACTGACTATGTCGCCATGCTTGACCCATCCGATGCCCCCTTTGTGGAGGCTATCGGCGGTCTGGATGGCGCGTCAGGCAAATTCAAATTCACTGCCACTGGGATTAAATACGAGTGGCTTGAAGATACTCTTTCACCACTTTCCGTGACTGCGGCTGATTCTGCTTCTGGCTGGACTTCTACCACTGCTGCCACAACTGTAACTCTTGCATCTGGTGCGGTAAACGCACTTGAACCAGGACATATCCTTAAAGCTGACAGCGAATATTTATGGGTTTCATCTATTAGCGGAGATGTCATCACAGTTACGCGAGGGTTTGGCGGCACGACTAAAGCAACTCACTCGTCTGCCGTATCAATCGAAGTCATTGGTCAGGCGCGCCTTGAAGGCGCAGAGTCTGTACCAATGGGCTTCACCGACCTAACCAGCCAGTGGAACTATTCGCAGATTTTCCACAAGGAAATCAAGCTCACTGGTTCCGCGCCTCTTGTTGAAGTCTATGGGATTAATGACCCATATGAATATCAAGCTGCCAAATCGCTGCCAGAAATGATGCGGTTGATTGAAAAGACGCTGCAATATGGCAAGCGTGCTGCAGATAATACTGGCGCCCTTACTACCGCCCCACGCACGATGGGCGGCGTAGATGTGTTCTTGAACTCTACGGATAGCAACATCTATACTACGGGCACAGCTGCTTTTACTACTACTACCATTGAGAATACGCTCAAGATGGCATACGAAGATGGCGCGTCTGGACAATTTACTGCGATAATCAATCCAACTAATTTCCAGCAAATTACAGCGATGTACAACAACTCCAGCTTCATTCGCTTCCCGCCAGAACAAGGCCGTGTTGGAATGGTGCCAGCTACCATTGTTACACCATTCGGCGAAGTAAACTTTGTACTCGACCGCTGGCAGAAGTTAAACTATATCTACTTTATCAAGCCTGAAAATATGGGCATGCTAACGCTCCGCCCGTGGCAGATTGAAGACTTGGCAAAAGGTGGAGACTATGAACGCAAGCAGCTCGTTGGCGAGTTCGGCTTTGCTGTGAAATTGCCAAAGAGCATGGCTGTCCTACAATTAACTTAGGATTAAGCCCGATACAATCAGGGAGGGGCGTAAGCCCCTCCCAATCAGGAGGAATATTTGTCAAAATTAAGCACAACCCCCGTTGTAAAATGCGTGCATTGTGGCAGACCTGTTACTATAAGCAGCTTACAAACCAATGTCTCTGATGAAGATGGGAAATTATTAATGCAATTATTTAAGGGCATTGCTGAAAACGCCCTATGTTATCGTTGTCAACAAGAATACAATTATTTAGCAAAGGAAGGAAGGTTAAACGAATGGCACACGAATCAAAATCCGCTGAAAGACCTTTTGTAGATATTGCTGTTCCATGCTTACCATATCAAAGTTCCAAGTGGTGGCCGAAAATAATCAGTTTAGTATTATCAGAGGAGCGGTATGGAAAAGTTCAGGTTAATAGAATTACGGCCGTTGGTTCTGCAATGGTTGACAGCAATAAAAATTGTGTAATTTCAATTGGCAAAAAAAGGGAAACTTATGTTGATTCCAATCGTCAGGAAATCACAGAAAAATTTTTAGATGGAAACGCAGAATGGATTTTCTGGATTGATGACGATACCGCACCGCCACTCCTGGCTATTACTAAATTATTGTCTTCTGGTCATGATTTTATATCTGGACTTTACTTTGCAAAAGCAGAACAACGCAGGCCAGTAGCACATTTACGAGTCGAAAGTGGTGGTTATAAATCCATAGAGGGCTATTCGCCTGGAACAATCATGCCTGTTGATTTGGTTGGGATGGGTTGTTGCTTAATTCATCGCAGCGTCTATGAGCGTATTATGGCTGGACATACATTGTTTCGGAATTATGATGGCATGTTATTTGCCTTTCCAAATTCTGAATTAAAAGATAAGGAACTGATAAAATCAGAAAGGTTCAAGCCCTATATTGAAAATGGAGTTTTACACGAGCCTGCCATTCCCGCTGAATTAAGAGAGGGCGAGCATTATCCCTTTTATGTACTGGCAAATGGGAGAACCGAAGATATTGCATTTTGCGAATTAGCCGCCCATGTTGGGATTAGACCGTGGGTAGATACCTCTGTTAAATGTGAGCATATTGGTCTTTCTACGGTTACAGAAAAAGATTATGAGGAATATTTTAGACGTAAGGAAGGGTTATTGTGAGCGATAAAAAGAAAATTATGCTCATTGGGGATGTTCACTACGAACAGGAAGAGAACGAAATTGTAGTTCATGTGGACGCCGACTCTTTTAATGAGCCAGAAAAATCTGTGGACTTTGTAATCTGCACCAGCCTACCAGAAATCAGCCGTAGCAATGTAATGAGCTTTTTGGAGAAGGTACATAAAGCGCTTAAGCCTGATGGCATAATAACTTTTCAGGTTCCCAGCGCAGAATTTGCAGCCAAATTAGTGCTGACAAACGAATTTAATTCCCCCGTTATGTTTATGCTTTATGGTTCAAGCAAGCGTCCGTTTCGTGTCTGCTATACGATGGCTGCCCTGAGAGCAATCATAGAAAGCGCAGGATTCACAACTCTATCCGCCACCGATAATATTATCAGGCTCGCTTCTGGAGAGGATGTTATTGAAATCCCCGTGCATACACTTATTGCGAGGCAGAAATGAGCACACTATTTGATGCCATGTTAGAAACATCACGCCTGACTGGCGTGTTGGCGTCTGGCGTTACAACTGGACAGCTGGACGCTGACCATTTTTATGACAATAAGCGCTGGGAGACGGACGGCTATTTTAATAATGGCACAGTATTTATCTTGTCTGGCACTGTGAACCTGAACGAAACACGACGTGTGATTGAATTTCGGAATGTTGATGGGCGTTTTTACTGCGACACTTTTGACGATGTTATCGTAGAGGGAACGCAGTACGCCGTAGTTAACGCCAATCGTGGGCAGTTAGTTCACGCCGTAAACAGCGCACTCATTTACATGGGCAATTATTTAGATTTTGACGAGAGCCTAACCTTTGTCAATGAGTCGTCAGAGCTTGAGCTTCCTGATGGTGTTTCCAATGTGATGCGCATTGAAATTAAAGCTGATGAAGCGCCTACCGCACGCTATTTTCGGGTTACAAACTGGAAAGAGGTCGGTGGCAAGATTAAGCTGCCAGCCCCCCTCTACTTTGAAAGTGGGATGCCTATCCGTTACTATTATCTGAAACAGCACCCGCGTGTCTTTGATGATGATGACCAAATCTTAGAGCCATACAATTTCAAGCGATTGGTCTGGACGGCAGCTTATATGTTCCTGCTTGACCGAATGCAATATGCAGGCAATTCCGATGAGAAAGAAAATTATCTGCTTCAAAATGCTATGCAGACGATGAACAAACTTGAAGTCCAGTTCCCAGTTTATCAGGGAGGAAGGGACTCTAATCTGGCGGTGTACTAATGGCAGACTCGTTCTCCAATGTTTATGCTGGTGCAAATGTAAAAACACCCACACACGATATAAAGCTGAGGTCAGTAGACGGAAAGCAGTTAGGACTGATACTGTGTGATAAGCGTGGGCGCTTTGACCCGCGCGGTATCGTTGTGGGTTCAATGCCCAGAACTGCCCTGAAAACGGCACAAGGGAACACGGGCTATGATAACTTGGAGCTGCCTTATATTACCGAAGTTCAAACTACATTCTCTGGCGGTAGGGGATTAGATGATTTCACCAAAGACAGAACCCGCTATGCCGACTCATACAGGATGGATACGACCAGAGAGTTTCCTGTTTGCGGCCCGCTTGAGACCAACCAGATTGGCATCGGTGTTGAAGCCCTCAATCAGGACATTGAAAGCGAGTATGAAGCCAGGCTGGAGCTTACCAGCGCAAGCGCCCCAATTGCCTTCAAAATCAAGATTGTCAATGCGGGCAACATTCGCAATGTTAGCTTCAATCTAAACTGGGAGGAAATCCCATACACCCCGCTGACGCTCAAATACTCAATACTTGCATTGACACAGGGCGCTGCCATCCCAGACCTAAGTACACTTGAATTTACAACGCTCAGCCTTGATGAGAGACCTATTGATAGCGAGTATTGGCAAGAGATTGTCCTGCCATGTAATCTTGGTGTTCTGAAAAATCAATCGCTTGTGCTGGTGTTAAAAGACTTTTCCCAAGACATGGAAGTGCGCTACTCAATCACTGGTGGTTGGGGCGGCATGACCGAGAACGGATATATCTTTGCCGCCGAAAACTCGACCAGCAGCTTAGCCTATCTCATAGTGATTGATGATGAGATTGAAGACGAGATAGATGAATATCAGACTGACACTTGGGTTACGATTAAGCCCTGGGCTTCTATCTATGGCTCTCTGATTTATGGCTCAAACTCTTATATAAAAGTATTTGAATATAAGCATCAAATGTATGCGGTTGTAAATGAACAAACTGATACTGGTGCGCCGAAATTATTTATAAATGGCTATCGTGGAGCAGCTAAATCAAACGCCTCTAATTTGTCCTACACTATCACAGGTCTCCAGATGACTACCAATGAGCTTGTAGATAAGATTATTCTTATTTACAACGGCCCTGGCGAAGAAGAGGCACAGCCCTGGCGCAAGATTGTAGCTAATACTGCTGCTGGGAATATTAAGGTTAAACCACAATGGAATGTGCAACAGTCGCGCATGACTGAATTTGTTGTGCTTGGCACAGATACCTGGACTGAAATTACGGGGCACGGATTGACCGCGCCTATCACAGATATTGCCGTTGTTGAAGACTATGTCGTCTTTGCGCAGGGCGTAAAAGCGCCCGTCCGCATTATGCACGAGTATGATAATGGCGGCACCTGGACGCGCGAGTTCGCTTCGCACAAAGCCAATCAATGGAAAGAACAGACTGGCGCAACGGAAACTTTTGACCAGCAGGTTTATGCAGACCTGCTTGAGAATGGCGTCTTGCTTACTGGCGAAAATGTCCTGTGGCGCGCCAGAGTTGATGATAGTAAAGTAGATTATTCTTTTGTGAAGAAATGGGCAGAGGGTGGCTATGAGAACGGCGAGATAGACCTGTTCTTTTTTGATGTGAATAAGGTCGAGCGAGACGGTCTGCGCATTGAACTTGCCAGAACACAAGAGGATTTGGCAACCGAACAGGCAGAGAAAGACCCAGATGAAGGTGTCATTACTTCTTATGAACGCATGATACAAGACCTAAACCACCAAATCAAACATTACCTCACGGACACATTCAACAAAAATACACTCTCAACAGACTATCGGTTCTTGCCTTATTATATTGTGTGTGGGAGCGAGGCTTCTAACATCACTGGCATGATAATGTATGGCTCGCCGCCCATCCCCTATATTTTCAAAGAGGATAGCATTGGCTCTATACAAAATAACATTTATGCCGAACTTCCCATCGCCGAGATGCGCTTTGTGCGCTCTGAAAACAATGGCAAGGCGGCGATGCAGCATGGCGTCTACCTTTACTTCAACATGGAAGGCGGGATGATTGAGCGCTATTATGACCAGCGCATGGATGACGTCGGGCCGACTGGGGATGATGCCCTGCCGTCCAGCCGTAAGGGTGAAGTGGTAAAGCTGCTCCCGTATGCAGGCAGATATTATGCGGCCATCAATGCTGGGGCTTATGGAACTTCGTCCATACTTTGTTCAACCGAATCGGGCTGGCATGAAATCTACCGTGTTTCTACAGTGGGCAAGATGATTACCGATGCCGTTATTCAAACCATTCCTGGGGCAGATAATCCTGACCGCATGCTGATTAGCGAGGGCACTGGTTTGGTTTCAATTCCCGTTGCCATAAATCCCATCATGCAGATTGGTTATCGCTACTTTGGACATAATATTAATATCTGGCAGAAGCCCTATATTGAAACTGCTTGGTATGATTTTGGGCTCAAGGACGTGAACAAGTTTTTCAAGAGTGTTACGCTATTCTCTGATTGCACCGATACCGAAAAGCCCAGAGGTACAGAATACAATATCTACGTATATTATAAAGTTGATAATGATAAGGATTGGAGATTGGCTGGGCGTGGCGGAGCTTATGCTTCACAAGAGATTGATTTTACTAACGATAATAGCTGCGCAGGCAAGCGGATTAAATTGCGCATTGCTATGGGCTCAAATACTGAAGATAACGAAACCCCAAGATTGCGGGCTGTGGTGATTAATGCGGTATTGCGTGTGCCCGTCAAGCGCAGCTGGCAAATCACATTTACTTTGGAACCAATGAAGGATTTGCAGGATAGGCAGCTAACGGACAGCCCTTCATCAATCTATGACAGGCTGTTTGAGTGGAGCAATTCTGCGGATATGCCAACCCCGCTTATCATGAACGCCAATGATATAATTGCTGATAATAAGCACGTGTTCATAGACCCAGCTTCAATCAGCACATTCCAGGCTGTTTCTCAAATGGCTGACGGCTCTGGTCAAAAAGAGTATAAGCATATTGGCTCAATGGTGCTTTATGAAATTTAGTAAAGGAATTAGAAATGGCAAGGAAAAGTAAGGCGCATCCTGGATTCAAGGCTATTGCATCCGAGATTGCCAAGAAGACTAACCCGCGCACGGGAAAGCCCTATGGCAAAGAGAAGGCTGCTGCAATTTTAGCGGCACGCAGTCGGGCAGCCAGCGCCAAAGCCAAGCGCAAGAACCCGCGCCTCAAAAAAGTAAAGGGCTAAATGGCAAGACTTCGAACTGAAGAGCTTATTGTTCACGGGATTCAAGTTGACTCGCGTGAAGAATATAATGTTGCCAAAGCTCTGGATGAGATAGGACTGGAATATGCCTATCAAAAATATCTGGGTGCAAGCGAAGAGCGGGGCACATTTATTATTGACTTTCTGGTCTATACAGTCCCGAAGCCAACGCCCCTTCTTGTGCATGGTGAGTATTGGCATACGGGAAAATATGCTGCCGAAACCGCACTCAAAGAAGCGATGATCAATGCGCGCATGCGTGGGGTCTGGCGGGATATAGTGGTTATTTGGGAGAACGAGTGTCAAAGTGTAGACGATGCGATGGTAGCATTACAGAAGAAACTGTGAGGAAATTATGGCAGATATAAATTATAAGAAACTATCACAAATGGGCGAGAGAGTTGCCGTTCCAACCGCCGAAGACCAGGTTTGGTTTTGGGTTGTTGACAGGCAAGAAGCCGACCCTGCTTTCCAAAATAAATATATGGACTATGTCAATGTGGTCAAAGATATTGGCACGTCCCAGATAAAAGATGGCGCTATTACAGGCCCCAAACTTGCCGCAGATTGTGTTGATGGAAGCAAAGTAAAAGATGACGCTATTGACAGCGAGCATATTGCTGCGGGAGCTGTTGACTTGGCGCACCTGGCAGTTGACTTTCTGCTGCCATATAACAAAATTAATGGGATTAATATAGACCCTGGCGCAGATAGAATTGTATTCTTTGATGATAGTGCTACCAGCTTGAAATATTTGGGTTTGGGCGCAGGACTTTCTATCACAGATACAACCCTTAATGCGAACCTGCCAGCCGTAGTTGACTGGGAAGCAAATCAACTTGGTGCTCACTATATTCATGGTAACAATTTACCTTTGCAGGCTAATACTTGGTTGACTGCTGGAGAGGGCATCACCATTGATGGGCGCACAATTTCAGCAGGCATTACCGAAGGACAGATTGCCGATAATGCCATTACAAATGAGAAATTGCGTGATAGTGCCGCTCTTTCTGTAATTGGGCGGGCAGCTAATTCCAGCGGCGACCCCGCTGATATTGTTGCTGGCACAGATGGTTATGTGTTGCGCAGAAGCGGGACATCTCTTTCCTTCGGACAGGTCGTTGCTGCAGGTATTGCGAACGGCGCTATCACGGCTGGCAAGATTGGGGCTGGTGGTGTGAGCGCTACCGACCAAATTGCCGATGGTATCATCACGCCAGAAAAGTTGATTAACCAGCCCACGATTATCAATGTGCGCGTGTTTGACGAGAATACGATTGTTTCTGGAGGAGAAGGCAAGGCCATATTTTTTGTGCCCTATGATTTACACGGGGCTATTTTAGCAAATGTTGATATTGGCGTTGGCGCGGCGAAATCGTCTGACGGGGATATTTCCGTTCAAATATATAATCTGGGCGCAACTAAAAATATGCTAACAACATTGGCTGGACTTCCAACAAATATTTGGAATACAATTGGTGGCGGAACTCGTGGAGTTGGTACAGAATCTGTAACAAGAGGACACAGATTAAGAGTAGATGTAACTTACGCTGGTAGTACGGCGAAAGGACTGGATGTCCAGTTGGTGTTTGTGAAATGAAAGTAATTACTGTTGAAAGTCCGCAAGGGCATTACGAAGTTCCGTTAGGCACACGCATTCTTTTTGATGGCGCTACAGCCCCAACGAACTGGCAGTTTGATACCAATTTAGATGGCTATTTTGTGATGGGTGCAGACAAGCCCGACTTGACTGCACGAGGCGCTGCAAACCACACCCATACTACGCCTGATTTAGCCAGTAGTGGAGCGCATAACGACCATCCCGTGATTGTGAGCGGGAGCAGTAGTGTAAGTGCAGACACTAATATTAATGACATTGAATATGGTTATAATTGGGTAGGAGGTCATTCACATTCTGGCACTGGGACTTGTGGCTCTGCTGGGGCGCATACCCATACAGTCGGAGATACTGGCACAGCTTCCAATTATCCGAAATATAAAACCCTGAAATGGATTTATTCAAATACAACTACAGTCATTCCTATTGGTGCTATTGTGATGCACAATGCCAGCCAAACTATTTTTGGAACTGGCTGGCATATATGTGATGGAACTGGGGGAACGCCAGATTTAAGGGATTATTTTGTCTTTGGGGGCGCGCCAGGAACAACAGGAGGGGCAAATTCGCACAATCATACTACACCAATTAGCGGAGCTGCCAGCGCAACCCATCAACACAGTATAAGCATAATGTCAAGCACGGCTGGCGGTACAAATAGCGCTCAATATGGAGAGACAAGACAGATTACACAATCCCACTCTCACTCTGGCAGTGCAACATCTCCTGTCGCAGGAGCGCACACGCACTCAATCAATAATGTAGCCAGCGCAACAAGTATTCCGCTATATATTAATCTGTTTTTCATAAAAAGGATCGCCTAATATGGATGTACCTTCTGGAACAGTAATTTTATGGTTAGGCTCGGCGGCGAGCATCCCCACTGGCTGGACAAAATATACATCAGCCGTTGGTAGAATTGCACGCGGTACGCCTACTGGGCAATCTGCTGGTGCTACGGGCGGAAATGCCCCTACCCATACTCATAATATGGGCAGCGTGCTTACGGGCGGTGCGCATACTCACGGAAGCGTTGAATTTAACTATTCAAGTTCATCGTTTTCCGCATTTAGAGCAGGCGGACTTGTTTCTGCTCTTTCTCCAGGCCACTCTCATACCGCCTCTGTTGAACTTGGTTCTGGCGGGGCGCATACCCACGATTTTACAGCTACAGCAACAGGCGCGCCAGTCGGAGAAGTCAATCCGCCCTACAAAAAGGGTATCTATATTATAAAGAGTTAATCATGGGTCTGGATGACACAAAAACATTGGCAGAGCGTATCCTGCGCTTGGAGCAAAAGCTGCAGCGATTGGAGAAGCGGGAAGGCAGACCGTCTGTAGAACTCTTTGACAACTCTGCTATACGAAATCGTAAGATAATTGACGATTTGCTGGTGCATAATCATACACACGCTAATTTATCGGGTCTGGACGCAGATGACCATACACAATACCTAAATACTACAAGGCACGATGTTACAGACCGTCATACGCTTGGCACAGTCGTTCCGCATGATAGTCATAGTTCATTATCTAACTTATCAAATGATGACCACACACAATACCTGAATACAACCAGACACGATACTACTGATAGACATACACTCGGAACAGTAGTTCCTCATGATGACCACGGTTCTCTTTCTGGCTTGAATGATGATGACCATCCTCAATACCTGCTGAGGACTGATAAAGCAGCCGATAGCGATAAGCTGGACGGCGTTCATCTCGCTGCATTTTTGGGTTTGAACGACTTGGCAGACCCCAACGCCGACCGAGTGCTATTTTGGGACGATAGCGCTGGGGCGCTGAAGTGGCTAACAGTAGAAGGGATTGTGGGGACTGATTTAGGGAAATGGCAATCCTATACAGTATCTTGGACTGCATCAACTACCAACCCAGCCATAGGCAATGGGACGCTAACTGGGCGATATATCGTGATTGGTAAGCTTTGCACTTATGTGCTTGGACTTGTTATGGGCAGTACCACCACATACGGTTCTGGCGATTGGGCATTTTCTGGAGTGGCGCATCTTCGAAAAGTGGCTACTGCAAACTATGAGAGAATTGCAGAAATCGTTCCCGCTAATAGTGTTAGTGTTATAAATATGTTTACTGACCCGACACAGGGCTCAAACTCAACTAAAATATCAGCAACTGTCCCATTTACGTGGGGCGAGGGCGATGCTTTTAGATTTGAGATTACTTATGAAATTGCATAAAAGTGGTAAAATTATATTATGCAAAAAAGAGAGGTGAATTATGAGTGAGCTTCCGCTGGGTATAGACATTTCGGCTTATCAATATTCAGCA